AGACGTTTCTGCTTCTTGAAGATAAAAGGGGCCGCTGACTGTCCTCTTTTGCGCCTGTTTCCCGGCGCATCTAGTAGGAAACTATCGCACCTTTCGTCCGAAGCGTCACTATGCAGCCCTTCTTCGAGCAAGACAAGCTGAGCCTGTACTGCGGCGATCTGCGCCAAGTCCTGCCGACGCTGCCGGAGAACAGCGTGGACTTCGTGGTGACGGACCCGCCCTATCTTCTCAACTTCATGGAGAAAGAGTGGGACAAGGCGGGAGACGGCGACATTCCAACGAATGAACTGGTTTTTCGCTACTGGTTTGCTGGCTTGGTCGCGGGCGAGGCGTGTTTTCGTATCCACCGTGAAAAGGATGGGGCTTACTACGCTTGTGAATTCAGCATCAAGATGCGAGCCGACGAAGGGCCGTTGCTTCGGGCTTTGGCTCGACGGATTGGGGCCGGTAAGGTCCAGGACATTCCGGCTGAGTCGGGTGTTGTGAACAGCGGGCCGGCGGTGAAGTGGGTTGTCCACTCTCGTGAGGAGTGTTGGAAGATTGCTCAATTATTGGACGGCACTCCGCTCTATGCAAAGAAGCAACGCGAATACGACTTGTGGCGTTGCGCCTTGCAAGTTTGGACTGACCGGCCCCGTGGTAATCGTTGGCAGGGACGAGGTGACAACTCGGCAATGGAAGCCCTGTGGAATGAGATGAAGGCCCTGCGCCCTTTCGATCTGGAATTGGCTGACAGCCATTTCGATCCTTTTGGTCAACCGGCCTATCTCTTTCATTATCAATGGGCAAAGGCGTGCTTACGTGTCGTGAAGCCCGGTGGCTTGCTCTTGGCGTTTGGCGGCACGCGGACTTATCACCGCCTGATCTGCGCCGTCGAAGACGCGGGCTGGGAAATCCGGGACTGCCTTATGTGGTTGCATGGGCAAGGTTTTCCCAAGGCTGCTGACATAGGCAAGATGATCGACAAGGCGAAAGGTGCCGTGCGCGAGGTCGTAGGCACGAAACTCGGGCAGCGGGGCTACTCTCTGGCCGACAACGGCCGCACGAACGACATCTACGGCGATCTGCATAACCCGGAGGCCGAGTGCGCCATCACCGCCCCGGCAACTGCCGAGGCCGCGAAGTGGACCGGCTGGGCAGCGGCCCTGAAGCCGGCGTGGGAGCCGATCGTCCTGGCAATGAAGCCGATGGATGGCACCCAGGCCCACAATGCCCTGACCTGGGGCGTGGCGGGCATGAACATCGACGCCGCTCGCGTCGGCGAGAACCCCGGCTACAAGTACAACGCCGACCACAACGGGACCACCTTCCACGGCAAACAGGGCGAACGAATCAAGCAGTCGGCCACGAAGAAGGGCAGTGCGGTCATTGAATCGACCAAAGGCCGCTGGCCGGGGAATCTGCTGCTGGATGAAGAGGCCGCCCACCTTCTCGATGCTCAGACCGGGACGCTGACAAGCGGTACTAATGCCATCCGCACAAAGGCCGGTGACGGCTATCACGGCGGCATGGGAAAGGCCGGCGATGCCCAAGTGGCATACGGCGATAGTGGTGGGGCCAGTCGCTTCTTCTATTGCGGCAAAGCCACGACCAAAGAGCGCAACAAAGGTTGCGAGCAGGTGGTGACATGGGAAGACGTGGACCTAAGCCAAGAGACGGACGAATTGCTCCAACACGCGAGGGCTATATCCGCTATTGGCACACACCGTCTGGCCGATGCCGCATGGAACACGATGTTGTCTGGGAGCAACATTACGGACCAATCCCGGACGGCTATTGCGTCCACCATGTCAACTTTGACAAGACTGACAACCGAATTGAGAACCTTCAACTTCTCACCTTCCTCGAACACAAACGCCTCCATTCTGGCTGCTACAAGGGCGCTGCTGGCAACTGGATTAAACCCTGCCGATGTTGCGGACGACATCGACCGATTGCGGACTTCTACAAGCGGCGAAACGGCGTCTCTCCTTGGTGCCGTCAGTGCTGCATTGCAAGTGCTGTCACGAATAAGCGCAAAAGGAAGGCGCGGCAACTCACACAACACTGTTAAGCCCGTGAAGCTGATGGAATACCTGCTGACGTTGCTGTCCACCCCGGACGGCGGCGTGATTCTGGACCCGTTCGCCGGCAGCGGTTCGACGCTGTTGGCTGCCCAACGGCTCGGCCGCCGTTGCATCGGTGTTGAGTTGACCGAACACAACTGCGAAATCGCGCGAGGGAGATTGCATGTCGGTTGAATCGGTAAAGGTGCAGACGAAGACATCCAGCGGCACGCCGATTCGCGTGTCAGTGTTGCTGGAGAGGAAAGACGGCCGCATTTACTTCTGGGACGGCAAGGTCGGCACAAAGACCAAGTATGAACTGTCGTCGGAAATCAGGGCCATGCGTGGCTCTCATTACCACGGCTACGAAAACGAAGGCGAATACGCCCGGAAGAAGGTCTGGTCAGTGGACGACTGCCAGCGCAACCGCTTCCAGATCGGCTACCTCTGTGGCGAGGATGTTTATGCCTGGTTCGACCGGCCGTTGGCGCGCCATGAATACCGACAGTTTCTTCGGGCTGGCCAGCCGGCCGAGGTCATGCCCCATCAATGCGACCTGGCGGACGCCGGCCTCACGTACCACTACCAGATATTCGGGGCCGAAATGGGATGCGTGGACGGGGCTGCCGTTGTCCACGTCAGCAGGGCTGGTAAAGGATTCAAGAGCACTCTCACTAACCTCCATCACAAATTTCACGGCGGAGTGACGGAGAGCGGCAACGGGCAGCGTGTCTGGGATTTGTCGATTCCCACCTGTATAAGGTCGCTTTGTGGGGACACGTTACGTCTGAATCGGATCATCGACGTGCTCGACAAGGGCATCCGCCCGGTGCTGAAGGTGTCCTTTGCATCGGGGAAGAGTATCCGGCTCACGCCCGACCATGAGGTTTGTGTTGGCTACGGCCAATATCGCCCTGCGAATTGTCTCGCGGCTGGAGATACGGTGCTGTCGAACGGTGTCAAGGTTGACAAGGATGGTTACGTCCGCGTTCACGGTATCCGGCATCCTCGGGAATCAACGAGCGGCGTCTACGAGCACATTTTGATTGCTGAACGGATGCTCGGTCGGCCCATCGGCTTGGCCGAGGTTGTTCACCATAAAAATGGTGTGAAACATGATAATCGGCCTGAAAACTTGGAAGTCCTGCCGCGCGGCCAAAGCGAGCATTCGACGATTCACGGACGGCAAGGTGGCTATCGTCAGTTGGACGGCGGGATTGGCGGCCGAGGGGGGCGAGTCGAATTTGCCCCGCGTTTTGATCGCGTAGTGAGCGTGGTGCCCGATGGCGAGGCCCATGTTTACGACATCGTATGCGCAGACCCCCACCGGAACTTTGTTGCCAACGGGGTGGTAGTCCACAACTGCGGCAAGACCCTGGCCGCCCAGATGGTGATTGAGAAGTCGGGCGTCGATCTGGTGTGGTGGGCGGGTCCGAAGACCAGCATCCCGAACATCAAGCGTGAGTTCAAGCTGTGGGGCTTCCCTTTCGACCGTATCCAGGTGGAGTTCTTCACCTATGAAGGTCTCGTCCGCGTGATGGACGAATGGGATGGCTCGCAGACTTTGCCTCGATTCTTCGTGGCCGATGAATCGAGCCGGTGCAAGAACGACACGTCGCAACGCTCGAAAGCCTGCCAGAAGCTCGCGGACCTGATCCGCGACCAGTACGGCTACGAGGGCTACGTGATCGAAATGTCCGGCACACCGTCGCCCAAGACGCCGTGCGACTGGTGGAGTCAGTGCGAGATTGCCTGGCCGGGCTACGTCAAGGAAGGCAGCCGCCGCGCAATGGAAGAGCGGTTGGCCTTCATGGTCGAGCAGCAATTCGATGCCGGCAAGTTCAAGAAGCGCATCGGCTGGAAAGACGACGAGCAAAAGTGCGCCGAGTGTGGCGACACCTTTGACGAAGGGCCACACGAATTGGACGGCGTGACGGACCCGGACGACTACCACGAGTTCATCCCCAGCACCAACGAAGTCGCCTACCTCTACGAACGACTCAAAGGGCTGGTAATCGTCAAACACAAGAAGGACTGCTTGCACCTGCCCGAGAAGCGATACCGCAAGGTTGTTTGCAAGCCTACAGCCAGTGTTTTGCGTGTGGCGGAATCCATCGTCCATGCGGCCCCCAATGCCGTGACTGGCATGACCTTGCTGCGGGAACTGAGCGATGGATTCCAGTACCGCGAAGTCCAGGATGGCATGACTCGCTGCACGCATTGCACGGATGGCACGGTCACCGAGTGGGCGGACCCGGACGATCCCAACGCCCGCTACCAGGCCATCGACATGCTGGACCCTGATCTGGTGGTCCGGTTGGTCAAGGAGACGGTGCCCTGCCCGCTGTGCAATGGTAAGCGGGAAGTCCCCAGGATGGTGCGCATCACGCGGGAAGTGCCCTGCCCGAAGGATTCCGCCCTGAAGATGCTGCTGGACGAGAACGAGGAAGTCGGGCGGCTGGTGATTTTCGCCGGCTTCACCGGCTCCGTGGATCGCATCGTCAAGTTGTGTCTCAAGGAAAAGTGGGACGTGGTGCGCTGCGACCAGGGCAACTTCCAAGTCTTCACGGCCAAGAGCGACAGCCCGGAAGGCGTCTTGACCACCGGCGAAGAGCCGCTGGATTACTGGGCCAACATGGAAGCGCACGGCAAGGTTGCCTTCGTGGCCAATCCTGAGTCGGGCGGAATGAGCCTGACGCTGGTGGAAGCCCGCATGGCGGTGTACTGGTCCAACTCCTGGAAGCCGGAATACCGCGTGCAAAGTGAAGACCGCATCCATCGCAAGGGCATGGACGAGAACCTGGGATGCACCATCGTGGACCTGATCCATCTGCCTAGCGACAACCGCGTGCTCGATGTGATTCGCGCCAACCGCAAGTTGGAGCTAATGACGATGGGCGAAATCCTCAACGGCGTTGATTGGAAGGATGTTGGCGAGGAAGGCGAAATGTCCGTGGAGGAGGTCGCCGCGTGAACCCCGTTCAATGCAATGTCGCCTTGGCCACCGGACGCTGGCGGACGAAGCCGACGCTTGCTGCCGTTCGCAACATCCTGGGGCTGTA